CAAAGTACCCAGGAACAAAGTTACTCGCATACTTGAAACATCTGTGCTTTCTTTTAAGAAGTTAAACATATTAGTAGGTTTTATCAAGTTTCTCGACAAGGGATAAAAGCTTTTTCATCATCGAAGTATTGTTTTCGATTACGTGATTATTTGATGCAACTGTATCCATCAGTTTCGCACGATCTTCAGTAAAATACGTTTCAAGTCTTTTTTCAAGGTCGTGTATTCTTGCTTCGTTTTTCTTGTGCCATACAAAAAATTGCTTTCCCATAAAATAGATGATGGCAATCATTAAGATGGCAAAAATGCCTAATACCCCATAGTTTGCGAGTTGATTTAAAAAGCTGGGGACTGCTTCCTGGAATAATAGTGTGTTCATTCTTCTATTGGTGGAAATGGTGGAGATGGTTTTGGTTTATAGTCTATCAAAGGTAAGGTTTTTACCCACATAAATTCAGGATTAACGCAAAATTCCATTTCCTCAACAGAAATTATCCAGTTGTCTTCTATGTCTTGTATTGGGTTGAAATAGCTGTCATCGTCATAAAGCTGACCGACTAAGCTATCTTTTTGCGATTCTGTTAATAGTCCTACTTGTATCATACTTGTCTTGCTAAAGTTGTGTTAAATGCCTGTACCGCAGTATAAAAATTAGCTGCTTCGGTATCTAATAAGCTATCACCGATTGATGCAAAAGCAAATTGTTTTGATGAAAATATTTGAGCTATACCATTATTATTTCTTGCACCAACATAAACATCAAAATTTACTGATCCTGTTCCTGCAAATGTGTTTGTACCTTTTAAAATACCGTTTAAAAACCCTTTATGATTTGATGATGAATATCTTGTGTTAATATGAAAACCTCTTGAATCAGCATTTGCGAAACTTACAAATTGACCTCCACCTGTTGAATGATTTGTGTAATATGCAATATTTGAAATTCTTGAATCAATACCAAACCCTATAGCTGCACCACTAAAATTTCCTATGTCTTCTTTTACTTCATCAATATTTGTTCTAACATAAATTGACATATGATTATTATTAGTCATTGCAGATGGATTTAAAAAAGTATTTGCATATGAATTAGTTCCATTGCCTTGTATACCATTTGCACTATGAGTCATACCACCAAAAAACACTAACCTAAAAGCTGCATTAGTATCTTGTGGGTCTTTTAAATTCCACTTGTGAGTTGTAGCAGTACCTCCAACAAAAGGATATATCGCTTTCATTTTAGTCCAAATACCGAAGCCTTTCATACTTACTACTAAGGTATTGATAGCACTTTTTTGCGTGTTATCTGTTATGCCTGCTGCCGTAATGAACGCCTGCGCATCGGGGTCATAAGCAACCCCAAAAGAATAAGGATTTATAATCATCTTGTTCCGATTAGAGTTATTTTAAGACCTGTTGCTGTGCCGTTTCCGACCTGATCAATATCTATTGTAATTTCGGCATCGTCAGTTAGCGCAGATGTTGTTATAGTTGCAGCAGTTGCAGCAGTAACAGATGTTTTCTCTGTGTTGTCAATGGTCAGCTTTGTGCCGAGAACAGAACTGCCACCTTGATTTATGTCAACGGTAAAAATAGAACCCGAAGCCTGAGCCGTTGTTAAACTTGCACGAACCGAAGTTAGTGTCATTGCGTGAGGCATCCTAAAGGTTACCTTTGCAGTTCCAGTTGTCAATGCTGTAGTTTCATCGCTTGCAGCAAGTTGTATCTCGACAGCTTGTCTTGTATCGTTTTCTAAATGTAACAAGATGTGTCCATCTACTGCGCTTTTCTTTGCGCAATATCCGATTATAACTATGTAATTAGGTGATGCAGGTTTAACATTTGTAATTGCTCCCGGTGTTGTTGTACTGAGATACAAAATATCACCTTCAGTAAATGCGTTTGTGTTAACTCCGTGAATTATTCCGTTAACCGCCACAAAGCCATTTGAACTATCTGCGATGTCTTCGGCAACAATACCAAAGGCTGTCTCGCTATTTGCTACGCTATCAGCTTGTGCTAAGTTTATACCAACAAATCCACCTGCAACTCCAACTACCTTTACAACGCTGCCTTTGCTAATAGTAGAACCGCTTGTATTACGTGCCTTAACTACTAATTGTTGACCAACCTTATTTTTTAAACCGCCTTGTAAACCTAAATCTAAAGTACCATCTGTGTTATTCCACGCCAATTCACCAACCCCAACAGAATGTCCAAGTGTTGTTTCAAAATCTAAATAATCCAAATCAATTATTGATTTATTATTAGCTGTATTTCCTGAGCCTAAAACTTGGTCTAAAGTTATAACTGCATTTTGTTGCAATACCCAAATAGCTGCTCCTGTTGTCGCATCCGAACATTCGTAAACGGTACCATTATCTAATGTCCAAAGCGAGCCAATTTGATAGCCTTTTGTATCGTCATCCGTAGTTGTCGGAGTATTTCCAAAATTATACAAAGACTGGCGAATAGTATTTCCCGAACTGCCCATAATATACCTGACACCTCCCTCCCATTTACTCTCGTAACCGAGTCCGCATATTTCTGCGATACCTTTTAACCCACCTAATCCAGCGTCAATAGTGCCCTCTTGCAATCTGGAATTGTTGTCGAATATCAATCCGTAATTTGCATCAAAGATAATAGGACTTGGGCCGCTTGTATTGCCATTTGCAAGTACAGATTCAAGGTCACCTGCTCCTCCCGCTGCTACATCAAAAAAAAAAGCAGCTAAGGCAGTAAATACAGTAGTCTGGTCTCCACCATAAGGATTATCTGAACTATCAAGCACATCATCGTATTCAGCGACAAAAGCAATAACATCGCCTGTGAGAATATTCTCAAATAAGAAACCACTTGTACCCCAAGGTTTAATTGTTGCTTGTCCACTTGGTAGTGCCAGGAATGGAGTTGTAGTACCCGGCAATCCAAAGGCGATACCACCACCGAGTTGGTAAACTTGTAATTCTGCAAATTGCTTATTCATCATTAGTATATTATTGGAAATGTTGAAATGTTTTTGTTTTTAGGTTTACAGCATTGGCATTTTCCTTCAGGTTCAAAATCGAAAGGAACATATAATGCGCTGTTATCACAAAGATAGGTAATAACTTCTTGTTGTAAAAACTGAATCTTATCTTTTAATGTATCTTTTAAGTAGCGCATATCGTTACCAGTTGCAGCTGTAGCAAAATTTGCCTGTGTAACTTGTACTCCTGCCGATGTGATTTTGAAATGCGCAAAGCTGAGTGATTCTTCCAGGACTGCAAAACCAAGCAAATCGAATAGCTTACCATCCAGGAACAGATTCTCAAGGTCTGTATCTGTGAAGGCAGGTTCAATTGCACCAAATGCAGGATTGTAATTTATAACATTTGCTGTCCTATTGGCTTTTAGTTCATCGAAAAAAGCAGCACCGATAAGATTGCGAACATATCGCCTCTCTGCATTGTCAACGAATGGAGCCAACAGATTCGGGTCGAACTGAGTATCTGTCGGAGTGATGCGAATGTACCCACCTCGCACAACTTCCAATGCCTTTATGAATTGCGCCATCCGAGTAAGTTTTTAATTTTTGCCAATATATTTTGCTGCTTCTCTGTGCCTTCTTCAGCTTGAACTTCTGCTTCTGCTTCTGTCTGTATCTGCTCTTCTTTGATTGCAGGCTGTAATGTCGGGCCATAACCAAGAATTTCTCTACCTTCAGTTTTGGTAAGGAGCATATTCACATCGAGATCGCCTGCGAAAGATACCGGAACGATGTTTATAAAATCAAGTTCTACGCTCTTTAAGAACTCTATGCCTTCCGTTTCTGCAACTGTGTCCAAGTAAGGCTTCACAATGCCTCTTAGGATTGACTGCTGAATATCATAAATCTTTGTTCGGTACAATATTTCAAACTCAGAACGTATTTGCTGATTATTACCAAGCTGCCCTGGTGTCGCTTGTACTAAACTGAGAGGAATTTCGAAGCCTGTTGCTATCCTATCCTTGGCAATATTGGAAAGTTCCATGAAATAGCCATTGTATGACTGCTCGAACGGCACCCAGTTAGCTTTTAGTTCGGGATTCTCAAGTATTTGAAAGATAACTTTGAAGTCATTGCCTGTATCAGTCATCTTGTGCATAAAAGCTTCCTGATAATCTCTTTGCTGTTCAGGAGTAAGATCACCAAACAACTGCAAAAGTCCTGATGTAGTTAAGCCATTACGGAACTTTGAAACATTGAACTTTGCAATTCTGTATTCAAGCTCAACAAAGTGCTTGGCACCTATCCAGTTTGGCACTCCCCATTGATACATTAGAGGACTGTACTGCTTAAGTTGTAGCATCGAAGACTTGTCATAGCCGTACAACTCTGCGATGTTAGCACCTTGGCCATATTCTGACTCTAAAAGTTCATCAAGTTCATCTGTCCATCTTGGATATGCTGCGATATCTTTTACCGTTGCAGGAACACTATTCAATTCATATTTTTCATATCCTCTGCTTCTTCCGGTATAAGGTAGAATTGCCCAATCGGCAGATACGCCAAAAAAACGAGTTTTAAGGTCTGTGCTGCGGAATGGTCGAACAAAATTTATATTCTGATGTGAAGCGAAAACAAAACCTTGAACAACATCGAGCTGAGTGAAGGCATTGCCAATTGCAGTATAGTCAAATGCTGCCTTCTTACAGATGTCTAAGATTGTATCACCATCGCTGTTTTGCCTGGACAATACTGCCCAAAGTTTATTCTTTTGCTCAGGAGTAAGTATCTGTGCTGATTTTTCACCAAGTACTGATTTTTCCTTTCGGATATAGAAGCCTTCACCAACAGTATAGTATGCAACCTTGTTACAGATAGCTTTTGCTGTCGGAGAATTGTTAATCAGAGCAATAATCTGCTCAAGTTCTCCCTCTCTGACGAATGGCAAATAGTCAAACAAACCAAACAGCGCACGTGTAGGGTCTGAATTTTCATAGTATAAGTCCTTAGGCAATACGATCTGATCGGCCGTAGTACCTATCTGCATACTGAATAAATTATTTGGCTTGTTTTTCTTACTCATTACTCTTCGCTTTCTGTTTCAGCTTCTAATTTTGGCTTTTTAATTTTCTTAGCAGGTAAATCTAAGCTAAAATCTTTCAATTCCTGCATAGTATTGTCAAAATATTTAAGAAGCTGCTCAGGATGTTTGCTATCCAAGTGTGCTTTGATGTATTTTTTAAGGTCATCACCTTCCAATGTTCCGAGAACTTTTCCCTTGTATGGAACATTATAATTCTTACAGAAATCTTTTACTTTAATCATATTGCAAAAGTTTAAAAAAGGCGGCTTTTACACCGCCCTTAGATTGAAATACCTCCTAATTAAACCAAAAACTAGTATGAAAAACGCTAAGACTATGTAAGAGCTAAGATACCAGCAACACCAGGAGTGAAGACAGTAGCAGCACCATCTACAACTGTATCACAGATAAGCTCCAAAGTAATTTGTGATGGGTCAGTCAAGTTGGTACCAGTAGTGATTTGAGTACCTGCACCAAGTCTTGCATTAAGGTCAGAGAAGAATCCCCAAACAACTACTTGTCCGTTGTTTTCTTCGTGAGCAACGATGATACCACAGCAAGATTGTTTTGCAGCACTAATAAGGAAGTTACGAGTATCTTGGTCACGGCATTGTCCGTTACCAGTAAAAGTTTGAGTAAGTGAGTTGTTACAACCATCATCCGAAACATTGAACTGCTCTGTGAATGATTTGCTGTTACGCTTTAGCTCTATTTCGTAGAATACTTTACCACCACCCATAGTAATGGCTGTGATTTGCTCTGTACCATCAAATGTGATAGTTGCTATGTCTTCGAAATTTGCTATCCAAAGTCTTTTTACACCACCTGCACAAGATTTTGCGCAATTGGTAGTTAAGCCAGTAGTAATTGCCATTTTGTTTGAAATTTATATTTTTGAAAATAGGGAGGCTGTTACACCTCCCGATTATATTTAGAGACCTACTGAGAATAACTCAGACCACACATAGTTTGTGTTGAATACAAACTTTGCACGTAGAGTGATTTCGTCAGTTTCAGGATTTTGATAAACCTTGAAGAAAGAAGCACCACCAGTTGCATCAGGTCTAAGGTCAGTACCGATAACCATGTTTGACTTGTGAGTGTAAACAATCTTGTTTTGGTCAATCAAACTGAAGTATTCGTTAGAGATTTCATCCCACTCGTAGTGAGCTTTAACTTTGATCCCTCTGTAAGAACCTACAAGGCCTTGAATCTGCTCTTCGAAGATTCTGATGAAACCTGAAGTAACAGCGTTATCTTCAAGGTAAGTTACTACCTTATCCCAAAGAAGTCCGCTGATGTGGATTACCTTGTCAGATGCAGGCATAGTCTTTAGAGCAGCAGGAGCAGCGTTAACTACATCTTGAAGCAACTCATAAGCTTGCTGATTAGTCAAGGCAGTACCTTGGTTTGAGTTAGTGTAAGCACCGATTGTGCCTGCTGTAACCAATTGGTCAAGATATTTGAAAATACCATCTGCCCAGTTCAAGTTGTCATCG